CAGCGCGACTCGTTCGTGGACTGCTCGACCAGTTCGTGGCTTGCCGTGGCTGGTGGACCGCAACCCTTCAACTACTCTGACGACTTCTCGTCCGACGGCATGATCATGTCTCTGCTATCGCAGGCCAGTGGCACCACTGCCACCAGCACCGCCGCCACGAACACGCGGCCGCTTGGTCCCGCCCCTACGTATGACGGCCAGGGTAACGACAATGCAACGGATACTCAGGGTGCCAGAGAGTTCGAGTCGGGCGTGAACTACCTGCTCGCGAAGGTCATTCTCAGCTCCGGTGTGCGCTGCGAGGGCAAGAACCCGGTGGAGGTCGGCAAGCTCCAGCTCAACGGCCAGGACCGCTTCACGGAGCGCGAGGGCTCCTACTTCGACCGCGTGCAGCCTTACCAGCACCACAGCCGCACGCCGTCCACGGGTATCAACTGCTACTCGTTCGCGCTGCGCCCCGAGGAGCACCAGCCGTCCGGCACGTGCAACTTCTCGCGCATTGACAAGGCTACGCTGCAGCTGACGGTGTCGCTGAACACGGTGATCAGCGCCCGCACGGCCCAAGTGCGCGTGTATGCGCTGAACTACAACGTGCTGCGCGTCATGAGCGGCATGGGCGGCCTTGCCTACTCCAACTAAACTTGGAGCGTTATCTACCATATATTTGTGTGGTTGTAGTGTCTTATAAATAAAGACTTCTATAAGAAATACAGACGTAATTCTTATTGAAGACAGTATAAACACATAAAAAATTTGACGCGATAAAATATTTTGTTTTTTGTGTAAGAAAGTATGTAAATGCAGTTTATCAGTAGAATAGCAAGACAACATAGGGAGAGAAGAGAAGAACAAACAGAAAAAGCGTTTGAGCCTATAACTGAAGTTCCGGAAGCAAAAACTTATGTTAGTATTATTTCAGACAGAACGCATCCAAGATCCACTTGTAACTATAGAGATTTGGTATACTTGAATAATAAAGACCTAATAGAACCTGAAAAAAATTTATATTGCTATAATTCGGCGATCTGTAACAACGACGAAACTAATTATAGAATGTTTTATCGTGCTGGAAAGGAGCCAAAGGGTTATTGCGACAAAATAGCAACTTGTTTGCTGGATTCTGACTTCAAAGTTATCAAGGAAACTAATACATATATCGATTTACATTCTAATTGGGGGGAAAGCGTAAATACGTTAACGTTAAAAAGGATAGTTCCTTATAAGTTCAAAGATGGAGAACATGTAGAAGACCCAAGAGCTGTAAAATTCAATGGCGCGTGGTTTGTGTTTTACACTGATGGTTGTAAGATTGGCGTTGGAAAGATTGACTTAAAAACGTGTAAAACTATCTATTCGCACTACTTAAGTCCCTTTTTAAAGCCGGTACACATGGAGACAGACGGACGTGAAAAAAACTGGATACCTTTTGTGTCAGGCAATAATTTATACGTGATGTATTCAGAAAACCCTAGAACCATAATGACTTGTAACGATACTGGCACGAGCCTTGAAATTGTTAGTTATAAAAGAACAAAATACATAACCGAGGAACATTGGTACTATGGAAATATTCGTGGAGGAACGCCGCCGGTTGTATACGACAAAGACCACCTCATTTGGTTTTTTCACGCCCAAAAAGAGTTTGAAACTCACGTTGGGCTAAAAAGAGTATATATGATCGGTGCTTATGTGTCTAAAAATATATTTCCATTTGACGTAGTTAAAGTCAGCACATCCCCTTTGCTGATTGGGATATCGTCTATGGCAAATCCAAGACTTTCTCTTCAAGACTATGTTGTATTTCCATGCGGAGCTATAAAAATAGACAACGGGTGGAAACTTAGTATGGGAGTAAATGACTACGAAACTGCGTTCTTAGACGTTTATGAACACAATTTTATATGGAAACGTATTAGGTCGTATTCTTTTTATAAACACGCCAAAGATTCTCGTCCTGAACAACAAAAATCTGATAACCTTTTGACAAAAGCAGCTCCTGCGCTTTCTTCGTAGTATCCCAGTTGGTATCATCAAAAACCCAATAACCGCCCGGCTTTACCTTGTTCCAGTAAAGTTCAACTTCTGCGCAAGAAACTTCTTCACTGTGGTTGCTATCCTGGTGAAGAATATCAATGCTATGATCTTGAAATTTATCAGCAACATCTACCGTTCTCATCTTCCAAAGTTCAACAATATCAGATACCTTGTGAAACTTCATAAGTTCAGTGGCTCTGTTGTAAATTAAATTATAATCTAAGTTACTCCACCAAGCATCATTAGCGGGCGAGTTGACGCCTTCCAGAGAAGGCTGTGGTGCCCAGGCATCTATTCCAATTACCTTAGCGGATGGGTTCACTTTCTTGCTCGCAAGAGCTAGCGGAAGTAAGCTCTTACCGGCAAACACGCCAAGCTCTAAAATTAAACTAGGCGTGGTTTCTTCAACTAAATCAATCATGACCTCTGCCTTTTCTACAGTACACCATCCGTCTATCGATGGGAATATAGTATCACAAAGATTCTTTATTCTCTGCATTTAGTTTTATAATATAATTAACTTATCTAAATCAAACGCAGTAATAATTGTAAACTACATGATTCTTTTGAAGTATGTTTATTTTGTCCACACTGAATGCCCGCCGGGACGAACGCATTTAAAATTGTGATCCTTTAATATTTGTTTAATCTTTTCGTAGTTACAATAGTCGTGGTAATCTTCTTCAAACGTTATCATTTTAAAATTATCCAAATAATCTATATTTTCATCTATAAATTTTTCTAAGCAACCCTCGCAGTCTGCTACAAGCGTATCAAATTTAAGGCCGGTTTCGCTTATGATTTCCTGTAAGCTTTTTCTTGGCACTACATATGCCTCACAAGAACACGGTTCTTCTCGGGTTCTAGAAGCAATTCCAGCTTGTTGAAAAAATAAATCAGTCTTAGATACGACTCCATTAAACAAATGAGGATTACATCCGTTGCGCATCAAATTGGTGTAGAGCTTATTAAAAATAAGTTTATCGGGTTCAACCACAAAATGGTTCTTCGTATTGTTTAGTTTTTTGTTAATGCGGTAAGATACTAGACCGTATCGCCCTCCTAATTCTAGAACAATATCGTTTGGCGATATAAATTTGTCTGCTATCATTTGTTCGGTGGTTTCGTGCTTATCAACATCAATAATTTTATCATTTTCATCATAAAAAGAATGGTTATAATCTGCGGCATTGAAGCTTGTTAAAGACCCAAGATTGTCAGTATCTTGAAAAACTAAGCCGGTATTGCGAGCATCATTACCAGTTACTGGCAATTTATTGTTCAGGCATGGGTATCTTGTCCCATTCCAAGAATACCACACATATTTTCTAGGTATATGACCAGCCAAAATTCTATTCTGAGTGTCTTTTAGCATTATATCTATGTGATATAACCCAGTTAAAGTTTTGCCACGACTACCGTGAAGAAAATTTTTATAATCCCAGTTTATAAGGGAATCGAAGACCTTCTGAGCCCCACTAAGTGTTACTGTGTAGGCGTGAGTACACCAAGCCGATTCAGTTGTTACTTCTTTAACAGACGCACTATTTGTATCGTATCTTGAACTATCTAGCCCATTTCCTATATATAACAGATCGTAATTATTTGGAGTATGTTTTAAATAATGTTCTGATAATTCATTCCACTGGGGATGAAAAAAGACATCGTCCTCGAATATAGTTGCTAATAATATTTTATTATCAATTATATTCCTTAAAACCATAAGATGCGATAATAGACAACCAATCTGGCCGTCTGAAACTTCCCAATCTATTGGCGGATTATTGAAAATATTTAATCCTTTTATAAGCTCACTTGAATACAACGAATCTACACCTACAGATAAACGAATATCCTTGAAGCCAGCGTTTTTTATATTTGTAAGCGCATATGTATATCTTTCAGCTGAACGTGGTAAACTTATAACAAATGCCGGAGCGCTGTATAGTCTTTCCATCTATAACAATAAGTCATATAATTTTTTACGTGTATTTATCGCACCTATAGCGATTTATATGAGCTAGTCCAATAAAATTATTAAATACCATTTTTACCGAGTATACAGGATACAATGACCTGTATAAAATTTGTGTCAAATAGTTTTTGAAGGTGGAAATATAAATGCCCGACAAGACGCGCCGAGTAATTGGAAGCCGTCGCCTTGTGTGGAACGGTAGTGCCGAAAAGACGAGCGGTGGTCTCCGCAAAGATGACTTGGAACAGAACAAGTATGGGCGCATCGTGTCAAAGAAGCGGAGCCAAACCATGAAGAACAAGCATTCGGTTTAAAACTTGGCTGCTAAGACTAGTATGGACCCTTTGAAAGATAACAAAAGCAAGGTAGAAATTCTGGAAGTCATGGGAAATGACCTGACCGTGGTAAACGCGGCTCGCGTGTCGTTTTCCAAAGAAAGTGCCGTGTTTGACGAGAAAGATTCCAAGCTTGTCAAATACCTTGCTACACACAACCACATCAGCCCCTTTTTTCACCCTCAAATTCGCATGCGCCTAAAGATGCCTATATTTGTGGCGCGCGAATGGTTTCGGCACACGGTGGGGTTTGCTCGCAACGAAGTCTCGCGTCGCTACGTGGACACGCTCCCCGAGATCTATGTTCCAACAGAACTTCGCGAGCGCGACAAGAACTTGAAGCAGGGTTCTAAGGAAAACGCTATCGCAGACAATGCCGAAGTAACCAAGGTTCTTGAAGATTGTCTGACCAGTTCAGTCGGATGTTATCAGTCCCTGCTGGATTCAGGCGTGGCCCCCGAGATGGCTCGCCTCGTTCTGCCTCAAACCATGTATACGGAGTTCATTGAAACCGCGTCGCTTTACGCATATGCTCGGCTTTGTAAGCTGCGACTTGACCCGCACGCCCAAAAGGAAATCCAGATGTATGCTGAGGCAATTGGGGTTGAACTGCGGAAACACTTTCCCGTTTCGTGGGACGCCTTAATGATTTAGAACGAGCGATCCAAGTTTTAGAAATGCCGGAGTATATCGTGGAGGCGAAGACGGTACAGACTGCCGCGATTCGCACTCTCAAAGAAGCTTTGAAATGCATTCTTGTGGAAATGAGCCTCATTTTCGACAAGAACGGGATTCGTATGGTGGCCATGGACAACACGCGCACGGTTCTTGTTCACCTCCGCCTTTACGCCGAAAAGTTTGAGAAGTTTGCCTACAACCACAATGTGCCCAAGTTCGTGATTGGTGTGAACACCGACCACCTTTACCGCATTGTGCGCACGGCCACCAACGACGACACGATCACCTTTTACGTGGACACCGCGGACCCTAACTCACTGGGCATCCTGCTCGAAGACGGCGAGAAGAAGCAGGTGACTCGCTACAAGCTCAATTTGCTGGACCGCGACGAGCCCGATATCCAGCTCCCCGACACCGAGTTTTCCACGCACATCACGATGCCTTCCCTGGACTTCCAGAAAATCTGCCGCGACATGACTCTGCTGGGGGCCAAGACAGTAGAAATCAAGAATGTGGGTTCTTCGCTAACCTTTGGATGTAAGGGTCACTTCGCATCTCGCACCACAATTATGGGCGATTCCGAGAACGAGTTCAGTGTCAAGAAGAACACTACTGACGAAATTGTGACGGGCAACTTTTCGCTGCCTCACCTGGTGCTCTTTACGAAGTGTACCAACCTGTGTAATAACTTAGATATTCATATGAAGAACGATTGGTTCCTGATGATCCGCTACGTGGTGGCGAACTTGGGCGACATCAAGTTATGTTTGATGCCCTGCTCCACTTAAATATGTATTCCATGAAGCGAATATAAGTATAAAGCAAGCTTTGAAAATAGTTCCAGGGCGTAGCAACCCACCATAATGGTTTCAGCCAGAACTAAGGTGGTCAAAGCGTTGTCCAAGGTGGTCCCAAATATGGAACTGAATAGTTTGGATAAGTGTTCGGTGGAAGGGGAGTGGGAAATAGTTAACTTAAGTTCGGCTGCCGTGAAAACACAGACTTTCAGAAAGATGTGCTGGGCCCATACAGAAAACAAGCAAATAAAAGTTGATAGTTGAAACTTCCAGGATGGATATATGGTGTGGGCGAACACAATAGAAATTCCTAAGGCCGAAGCAAAAAGAACGTGAACCACCGCCAAAATGTGACCTAACACTTCTCCGTCGCTGGAAATCCAGTTATAGAAAAATGTTACCAAAATTCGTAGCCATTTCTCCATGAAGGAAATGATTTCTTCTTTTTCCATTATTACTTAGGGCGGGACTTGTGGGGCGTATACGTAACGTCGTCGCCCAGCTTGAAGTTCTGGATGCCGGGATTCAAATACGTATTTTCCGAGACGGTGGTGGTCGTGTTCCAGATCTTGATGATAGAGAACGGGCCCTTTGGGGACACCGTGATTCCCACCAGGGTCTCCTTGCGATCTACCAGGAGCTGGTCGCTGATACAATAAACCATCATGTCCACGAAAGTGCTGTGAATGTTAGTCGACTCAATCTTCTTGGACCAGGCGCCGCCAGCCTCGTTCTCGGCAGCGTCCCACAGAGGCTTGAACCCCTGGCGCATGAAGAAGAACATTCCGGACTCCCAGGCCTCCTTGGAAATGTTGTCCACGATGGACCAGAACTGCTGGGGCGTGGACATGTCGGCGATCTTGATGTAACTTTGGAGCGAGTAGTCCATGCTCGTGGGGTCGTGATACCACAGAATCCACGAGTATTGAAGCTTCTCCATTCTGCTTTATGGCAAACAAAACCTTATGAGAAACGGATTCGTTTTTAACATACACGAAATACCGGAGATAATTACAATGGGCTTCACAATCGCACAAGTGTATGAAGCCCGTTTTGGGCCCAAGTTGCCCCTCCCCAAATCAGTTCAGGATAACATCGCAAAGTTGAGAATCACGCCCGCAGTTTACAAGCCGGTGCGACCGGCGCCGAGGCACGCGCCCCGGCACAAGCCTGCGATGCCCGAGAACTGGCGTGAGAAGGTTTTGGTAGAGTATGTTCGCAAGGTCAAGGAGTACGACGACCCCGAGTATTACGAGGTCTTTGCGATCCTGAACAAGATCGCGCCACCTACTCTGGTGGAGCTGAGCACGGAGATTGTTCGCTTCATCAGCGCGCGCGACGAGCAGTTTCGGCTGCGCATCGTGACACTCTTGTTCAACAAGGCGATCAGCGAGAACGTGTTTGCGGCCGTGATGGCGGATTGTGCGGTCAAGCTGGTGGAAAGCGTGCCCGAGGTGCGCGAGGACCTTCATGCGCAAGTGGAGATGTTCCCGAAGCTTTACAACATGACTGATACGCTCGTGTTTCCGTCGGTGAGCGAGCCGGGATTTGACGAAAAAGTCATTGCGTGGATGAGGCAGAAGGACAAGCGCCGGGGCTTCTCAAAGTTCCTGACGCAGCTGTTTGTGCGCGACCTGATCACCGAAAAGATGATTCATGGTTCGCTGGCGCAGATTGTGGCGGATCTGAATGATACTGCTCGCCAAGCCAAGACTCCGCAGACGGAGGAGAACACCACGCACCTAGTGGACTTTCTCTTTGAGAGCGCAAAGGTTCTGCCGAAGACCGCTCGCGACATTCGCAAGCTGATTTCGGAGTCTTTGGGAAACTTTCTCAAGATTCCGCGCCCGGAGCTACCGAGCCTGTGCATGCGCTCGCGATTCCGAGCCGAGGACGCAGTGAAATGCGTTCAGTAAAAGGTTTTACAAAAAAAAGTCTAATACAAATGGCTCTTCCGTCTGCGAGCGTAATGATGCGCGCATCGCAAATTGCGATTGACGAGGACAAGCCGATCTACCTCGACTACTTTCGGGATAGCGTAGAAAAAAAGTGTTGTATCGGGGTTCAGGATTCTTCAAAGTTTTTGGTTAAGTCTGACAGCGAGTATACCTCCACGATCCAGAACGTTTTTAAGTGCGAGAACTGTTATATCGTGGCGACCGAAAACAGTCTTTACGTGGTGTCCACCGACATTCCCATTAAGAAGATTCTTTCAAGCGGTAATACCACTTCCGAGTAACATGCTCAGCCCTTTCCGCTAAAAAGTTTTTTAAGGCTTCTTTGTTGCGAGGCAGGCTTTCCACTTTTTCGTAGTTGTATTGCTCGTTATTTACATCCGGATCGTTTACGTCTTCGGAATACCGTTTGCGAAAAGGATACAGCGCAAGCTCGGGAGGGCCCTCGATTCCTCGCATGTCTTTTACCGTGTGGATGAACTCTTTTACGTCAGATAGCACACCGTTTTCAATCTCTTTATTGGTTTTGAGCGTATCGGAGCGCCCAAGCCCAATCGAGCCAACAATAGAAGGGTTCTTTTCCAAAAAGTCTTCGTCAAAGCACGGATCGTAGTCGCGACCTTTCAAGCAGGACTTGCGGGTCTTGTTACACGATTTAATAACCTTGCCCTTCGTCATTCTGCTTCCCCGATTGATTTTAGAAGGGGAAATCAGCGATACAATTTTTAGGGGGGCTGTAGTTTTGTAAACTTGAATGTCTTTGACGTTTACCCAGTGCTTGGAAGCGCCACCCGTAAACGGATCAAAGTAAAAGAACACGTTGTATTGGGGAGGAACGCAATACGACCCTTTAACTTTTACACCTTTGAAGTCGGTATCTGAATCTTCTACCACTCTGAACAGCAAGGTGTTTTTTGGAATGGTTACCAGAGTAACCTTCTTGTTCTTGAACAGAACCATTGTATTTTAGACAGATATAGATTTAATCAAGTAGTATGTTGTTTCCACCCCCACACTACTTGCTTTTTGAGCCTTTGAACGATGTAGAAACTTTGAAGGCTTGGGAAGGTTACAAGGAAAAATACGGAAAAACATGTGAGTTTTCGGTAGTGGACGCGACCGAAATCAACTCGGTGGATTCATTTGCTCCTTGGTTTGATAACTGGATTTCGCAAGTTCCGGAAAAACGAGGCACCAAGTACCGGATTTTACTGGTGCTTCATTCAGAGTTCCTGACATTTTCGTGCCAGCAAATGCTGAGACGGTATTTGGAGCAACGTTCTTTCAAGTGTCGAGTTTGGTTTCACGTGGAAGACCCAACTGTAATCCAATCGGCTATAATTAGCAGATGTATTGTAAAACGAATGCCGATTTATATAACCGAGCCTTTAATTAAGTAGTTAGAATGGATGTTCGCGTGTTCACTGACGGGGCCTGTTCCAATAACGGCAAGATTGGAGCAAAGGCTTCGTGGGCCTTCTGGTTTCCAGAGCACCCCAAACTGTCAAAGGCAGACAGAGTTCACGACGAAAAGATACAAACAAACCAGAGAGGTGAATTGACTGCCATTTCCAAAGCGGTTGAAACTGCACTCGTTTCTTTTAATCCTCCAGAAACCAACCTGCTCATCTTCACAGACTCTACGTATTCCAAGAATTGTTTGACTTTATGGCTTCCTAGCTGGATTCGCAAGGACTGGAAGAACACGCAGGGAGCTGCGGTGGCGCATCGCGACCTTATTGAGAAAACGGCTACTTCGCTGAGCAAGTTCAAGTCTTTCTCAATTTCCCACGTAAAGGCCCATACGGGCGGCGAAGACGATCTTAGCAAGAACAATGCGGTTGTGGACAAGATGGCTACCGAAGTCCTCGTTGGTCCTCCTTCCAAAGAAGAGGTAAAGGTTGTCAGCAACACCCAGCAAGCATTTCAAGGCTTTCCGCTTGCTTTGATGGGTCCGCCGGTTTCCGAGAGTGCTCTGGTCCAGTGGTCTAGGGAAAATCTGGATAAGCTGGATCCCAAGTTTCTTGCTACGGCCTTGCTGGGAGCTCTCACTAAGACCTTGAAAGAAAAGGGGTTTGGAGTTCAAAAGCAACGACTCCACCGCTCGAACATGTATCGCCTGGTTTCCAAAAACCATTTAATAGCAGAGAAGTCTGTTATCATAAAAGAAGAATGAGCGTGCGAGCCTACTATTTTTGGTCACCTACGTGCGGGCCTTGTAAGGTGGTCAAACCGAACATAGATGAATTACGGGGGGTTTTTAGTAGCGTTGACTTTACTTACATTAACATTTACGAGGACAGGGAGGGAATTGCGGAGGCGTTTAAGATTACGGTTGTGCCCACTATTATGGCGGTGGCTTTTGATAAGGACGGGGATGTTTTATATAGGGGGAAGCATTCTGGGACAGACATGCTGGGGTATTACAGAATTCTCAGAGCAGCTAACCAACAATTGTCGAAGTAATCAGTTCACCATTCCTGTAAGCGTCGCAGACAAACTGGTCTTCGTCGTTTGGAGGAAACGACTTCTCTACCTGCTCCTTGCCCCCGTTCCTATCCTTTTTTGCTGCAGACGAACTTACGCCGGGAGTAATAGTAGTCTTTACGTTCTCGAACCGCTCGGGCGCTCTGCTTGGTAGATTCTGGGGCGCTGCGGCATTCACAATGGTGAACGACAGGTAGCCAGCTAACATTCCAAGAGACCAGGCCAGAACAACTGTTAGGACCGCCCCCCAACCGCCAGGGAACCGCTTACTAAAGTAGTAGTCCTTGAGGCAGCCCTGGCTCCACAGAATAAACGCCTGGAACAAGACGATAACGATGGGAAGAACAGATAATCCAATATTGCGATCGGCGGGGCGCTTGGCGTCAACAAAATCGGCGAGGATGTACATGAATACCGCGGCGGGCAGAACAATTCCTTGGGGCAGATAGTTAGATTCTAAAAACTCAAATCCGGGCACGAAGCATCCCTTGAAATCCGCCCCGCCTCGCTGACGGCGGTCGCGGTCACGCCCACGATCCCTGCGGTCTCCGCGGTTGTCGGGTCTATGAAGCGTGGGTCTTCCACTGGGTCCCAGAGGAACATCGGGAGCAAAACTTCCGGTGCTTCCTTTCCCAGGCTGAGGACCGCCCAGCGAAGGAACGTTAGGAGGTCTTTCCCCGGGCTGAAGGAAGCTAAACGAAGGAAGCTCCCCCTTATCAGTACCAAGGCTGCGATCTCCAGTGAGAAAGTCGGCCAAAAATCCAACCGCAAAATTTACTAGGACGGAACCAATTCCCACAAAGCTCGCAATGGAGTAGCGGAAATCTTGGTTGATGGTATCCACGATGAACCCAAAAAGAATGATGGAGTTGGGCATGAACAAAATCAAGTTCTTAAAAAAGTCGTTGAAGTGCGAAAGAAACGAGAAAGACGACTCGGAGCTTTTAGCGGCTAAAGACGGATTCAGCGACGTCGTAGCAAAATAGGTTAGAATCGCGGTAAGGACAATGCTAATCGGGATAGTGACGCCTGCCGGGGCAAAGAACGACACAATGGCTACCGAAAAGAATAGACCAATGCCTGTGAAAATCCACCATATCGGATCCATATTATTTAAGTAGCAGATACAAATTAATAGAAATGAGTGTTTATGGCTCATCTACTTCATGGTCGGGTCGCTGTTCCGGGGCTTTGCAGAGCCCTATCAACCTTTCCCAGTCTTCCGCTAAGCCTTGTGACTTGCTTTGCGAACTGGTAATGGACGACGCTTATATATCGCAGGCCAACGTGATCATTTCTGATGAGGGCATGATTCTGCAGAGCACTTCTAACCTGGGATCGTGTAAGTTCAATGGCGAAGGCTACATGTGCCAGTCTTTGCTTCTAACTCATCCCAGCCACCACACAATTGAAGACATTCAGGCGGATGCCGAAGTCGTGGCTATTTTTACGAGCCCGACCGGCAAAATGTTATGTGTGAGCTCTCTGATTCGGGTCAACCCCCACCAGAACAGCGCCACCCACTTCTTTAACTCATTCGTGCCTTACGGAAACCCGAGCGTGGCCAGCACGCCCGTGAATCTCGGGGAAAACTGGAGCCTGGCAATGATGGTTCCTCCCAGCGGCGCCCACTTTGTCTACGACGGGTCGCTTGTTCTGCCCCCCTGTAACCCCACAACGTGGGTAGTGTTCAAGGCCATGATTAATATGGATTCCAACGACTTCGCTCTGCTAGTGAAAAATGTTATACCCGGCTCTCGCCCCCTACAAGCCCTGGGAGATCGCGAAGTTTTTTTCAACGACGTGACCCAGCTTCCCGGAGTGCCGTTCCCCCACGACAACAAGACCTATATGAGATGTAAGCGCGTTCCCCGCAAGAACGAAGATATTAAACCGGTTACGACGGCTCCCCTGAAAGAAAACATACAAGTCCCGAACTCTATCGCAAAGTGGGCTACTGGCGAAATAAGCAAGAATGGTATCCTAGCTTTACTTGACGTAATTTTGATGATTCTGGCGTTTGGGATGGGCACTTACTATGCTTGGACGATGAGCGGTGATCCAAAAAGTTTACATCTCGTTTCTATTTTTCAGAGTGGCGGTCTTTATCTGAGAAGTATGTGGCCCTTTTCTTTGGTTTTTAGTTCCACACCGTAGTGCCTTCGTCTCCCTCCTCGTTCCAGCAAGTTTCAGCATTCTTCTCTTGCTCGGCAGCCTCCTCTTCAGCGATGCGCTCCTCAATCGTCTTCTCGCGACGAACCTTGCGAATCTTGGGCTTGACCTCCGTCCAGCCCTCGTCCGTAGAAGTCTGCTCTACAGGAGCCTCTTCCTCCTCATACTCCTCATCGGGCTCTACGTAACGACGCTGGTTTGTAAAGCGGGGCAGACGGAACTCTGTGAAGCTCTCCGTCTGCTGGGCGATTTTCTCAATCTCCTCCGCATCCTTCCACTCGGTCGCCATAACCGCAAAGGACTTCTTGCCTACCCACTTGCTTTCAGCCGCCGCAGTATTCCCTAGTTGGGGAAAGGCGTGGTCGCTGTTAACATCGGGCAGGGCAGGAGGTGCCTCCACGGGTTCCGGCTCCGGCTGGTGCCGGGGCACGTAGCGACGCCCGCTCCGGTGAGGAACAGGCGGTGGCGCAGTCCCGGGGTTGCGCATGTGAGGCGGAACATACTTGCTCGCCATCTTGTCTGTATTCTTCACCATATTTTTCACACGAAATCCGTTTTTCAAAACCAAAAACGAATTACACATAGTCAGTAGCTTTCAACTATCAATATAATGGTCCTGGCTATTTCCATCTCGGTAGCAAGTGCCGTTTCCGAACTAACGATTCCTCCCAAGACGGTCGACGTGCTTGAGTGGATTCGCAAGAAGTATAAGAACACCGGTATCCAGTTCCAGGGAAAGATCGGAGATCCCCTGAAGGAGACGAACTGGCTTTCCATCTTCGCGTGCCCGTCGGACGACGACGAAAACATTAATCAGCACACCCTGCCTTCCCCGTTCAACGAGGAGAATTACTCCGGCCCGATTGTAATCTTGTGTTCGGAATCGGAGGACCAGGATGAGTACGACGCCCCTGCTTCTGCTTACGTAAACTTGAAGCCTGACCACTACGAAACTCTGTATCAGGAGTGGACGTTTGCCGATGGTGAAGATGACGACGACCAAGTAAACGAAGAAGAGGGAGAGGATGGGGAACTCGAAGTTATTCCAGATGATGAGGATGACGATGAGGAAGATGCTGGAAACTCTCGGCCCACGTATACGTCCAAGCCCATCCAAATTCGCTCCGAGAACGTGTTTGTGGAATGTGCGATTCGCGAGAAGATTAAGGAAAACTTCAATGAAATTTTAGGGGACGAGGAGCTTGCCGACCAGCTTGAGGAATCACTGCTTCACGTGGTAAGTGACCAGGCCATCAAGGAGAACATGGACATCAACTGGAGCAACCGAGTGTTTTGGAACATGTATTGTAGCCGGGCCATTTCGCTCTATGAGAACTTGAAGGGAATGGACAGCTATGTTAAAAATTCCGAGAACTGGCTTGAGCGGCTCAAGAGCGGGGACATTTCGGTAAGGGCGTTTGCCGAAATGTCTCCCGTAGACCTGTGTCCCGTGCGATGGAAGGCGGCTATTGAAAAGATCATTGCGAGCGAGAAGAAGCTGTATTCCAAGAACGATAGCGCATCCATCTTCATGTGGTGCTCTGCGTGTAAGAAGAAGACGAAGTGCGACTACTATCAAATGCAGACGCGCTCGGCTGACGAGCCGATGACTACATTCGTGAATTGCCTGGAGTGCGATAAAAAATGGAAGTTTTAGAGACAGGAGTTGTGTTAGTAAAAATGCGCAACACAATGCGCGCGATCGCATCCGCAATGATTGTAGTAGGACTTGTTCTGCTATGTGTCGGGTTAACCATGACCATTTTGCTAGTTTAAAGTTTTAAGAGTGGACGTTTTGATCTATCAAATATGAGCAACTCAATAAAAGGTTTTTTGCTTGTAGTAGTTGCTATAGGAAGTGTTGTTTTTAACATTATGATGTTTCTATGATGAAGGAGTCGTATCTTGCGCTATAGTTACCTGCTTAGGAGGTTTTACGGCTAGCGCGGGCTTAGCAAGTTTCGCAGAAGGAATGGTTATAGTGATTTGTCTGGGAGTTTGAGAGCCGGAAACTCCCGAAGGCGTGGCCATCTCGGCAGAGTAAACGAAGATGGGATCCAGTCCGTTAGTGATTTCGGGCTTCTTGACGTCGGGAGTGCTTTCTCCAAAGTTCTTTTTGAACTCGTTGATGATTGGATCCGGAATTTGAGGACTCGTTTCCTGAAGGCGATCGCACTGATCGCGAACCACCTTGAGCATATCTTTGGCGGCAATGCGCTCTCCGCGGGGCATCGCAAGTTCAATCATGATGAAGCGATAGACCTTTTCGTAAGTCATGGCGGCGATGCGATGGGACTCTGAGCGCTTGGCCCATCCAAAGTAGCTCGACACAGTATTCAGGACTCCAACAGATAAGCTTACTACGCCAATCGCAATACTGGCAGTCTGGGGGTCGTTGAATAAACTTTGCGAGCCGATAGACGCAGAGCCGGCGACCGTGGACATCACGATGACGGGTAGCGAAATGTAGGTGCTCAGTTTAGAAAACATCTTTTGCGACTTGGTGTGGAGCCAGGAAAAGCACAGGCACCTCTCTCCTTCGTCGGCCAGAACGCGTTCAATCTGAGAGTGCCAACTGACATCGCGACCTTCGTCCATTCTTTATTTTTAACGCATAAAAGTAATGGTCTGGGTGTATGAAGCCCCCTTAAAGAAAAAGGAGCAAGAGCTCCAAAAACACCTGGAAAAGGGTCTGAAAAAAGAATCAGAAAGGGTAGTTAAGTTCTTGAGCCTGATAGACTATTTGAACAAGCAGAAGTTCAAGTCCCCTAAAAAACTCAGGGAGTCGGCGTTTTATGACGCAAAGAAGACGCGCCCGATTTTCAGCGAGGAGCAGGCCGAGATGCTGGTGGGGACGACGAAAGGAGGCAAGAGCCCGCCGCACAACACAGTGGTGGACGCCAACAAGTCTAGCTACCCCATGACCGAGTACATCATTGATACGGCTGCTTCTACCGCAGCCAAGTTTGACCCCACACCTATTTCGCCCACCATCGGCAGGGTCTTTGGGTTCATAAAGACTCCCATAAAGTTTGCCGAAAGCACGTCTTTTGGACCGGTCGTAGAAATTGGAATTGGACTGGTTCACACGGCTTCCGAAATCGGGGTTACTTTACTAAATAGCATTGGACCCGCCGTAGGAGGCCCGGTGGGCATGGCGGTGGTTCTACCAATTTCAATGTTTATTGCTCTGAGTTCTTCGGCTCTGGCGGTTGCGGAAGGCGATCTGGGTCAAGCGGTGGTTCACGTAGTCAATGCGTTGCCGGTAGTGGGTCAGCCTTTAGTAAAGTTTATTACAAAGGGCGAGAGCATGAACCGACGGGTCCAGCGAATGAGCAAGAAGGTTCGGAAAATTCCGTTCATAGGCGAAACTTTGGCAAACATTAGTCCCAGAGTAGGAGGCCGAACAAGAAGACGGCGCCACCATTAATTTTGCGTTTGAATAAGTAATGGAAGGTGGCTGGTCGTTTTTTCGCTGGCTGTTTCGCCTGAAAAAGGCGGAAAAGAAAGTAGAGAAGGCTGTTAACACCGCAAAGGTCGCGGAACAGAAGGCGGAAGTGGCTCAGCAAAAGGCAAAAGAAGTGGCTGCTACTCCTTTGACGGATGATGATAGGGCTCGAATTAAAGCAAAGGCGAAGATGTTAGGTGATAAACAGAGAGCGAAAGAAAAGGCGGACGCGGAAGCTATCGCTGCCGCAAAGGCCTCTGAAGTTGCCGCCAAAGCTCAAGCCGAGCTGGAACGCGAAAAGCGGGAAGCGGCCGAAAAAATAGAGAAACTTATAGTTGAAAACCCCGACGAGGCCAATAAAGCCATGCGCGAAAAGATGGCGAGCGCTCTGGTCACCTTAAAGAGAAAGATGGCTAAGAAAGGGGGCAAGAAAGGGTCTAAAACGAAGCGTCGTCATAGAAGATAAATGGCCGACGCGACCGAGAAAGTGCGCGCGTCTTTAAAAGAGTGGGTTGCGCTCGACGACCAGGAGCGCGACCTTCGCCGCCAAATTAAGGAAATCAAGGACAAAAAGACACAAAACACAGAGAAAATCTTGGCCTTTATGCGCGACAACTCAGTGGACAACTTTTCGCTGGAAGGCAATGGTGTGGGCAACATTTCCCGCTCGGTTCGCACGTCTCGCCCGGCACTGAAGCGCAACGTAATTCGCACCCAGCTCCTGATTCAGTTTGCGGACCAGCCCCAGCGCGTGGCCGAAGCTCTGCGGGCGATTGAAGGGATTCCCGAGGGAGCAGAAGATATGTCGGTAGGCGGGACTCAGCGCGAGCTTCTGGTTCGCCACATCCCGCGGACGAAAACTACGATGACAATGACAACTTAGACAGAGCGTCTTTGGCCGCTAGTTGCTCAGCCTGCTTTTTGATCGTAGACGTTCCCTTGCCCATTTGCTTTCCCTTAGGGTCTACTGCCGCCATCGTGTATTGACCATCCGTAGACGACAGAATTACGTATGTAGGGGTGCAGTGAAAGTTGGCCTGGCAGAAGCGCTGGAACTGTTCCTTGAAGTTGCGGTTATTTAATAAAATTTTGGGGATGTCAATGTACTGCTCTACTAGTGAAATCACAAACTTATAAACTGTCCGAAAATCATTGTCGCTGTCTGTCCAGAGAGCGCCAATGAAAGCTTCCAAGATATCGCCGAGTTTTTTAGGGTTGGCGCGACCGTTACACGCATCTTCATTATGCCGCGAAATAATGTAGAACTTATCCAAACCAATTTTGAGACTCAGGGTGCCCAAAGTTTCGTTACATACAATTTCTTTTTTGAGATCGGTCATGAATCCTTCTTGCTCGGTGGGGAAGCGTCGCATCAAGTAAGTGGAAACGCTGGCTCCCAAAATAGTGTCTCCCAAGTGTTCCAGACGCTCATAGGATTCGTCGAACAGCTCCAAGCAGTTCGGAGGCCGATTGGCGAGCTGTATGATTTCGCCAGTGGGGCTCGTATACTCCTTGCGTTTCACATAAGAGGAATGGATCATAGCCGTTTGATACAACTCGATGTTTGAAGGAACAAACGGGCAATTATGTTTCTGGAGAATCGCTTGAACGTCTTTTGAGGCGATCAAGCGATTTTTTGAATTAAAGGGATTATAGAGCATTGGTGTTTCTCTTACTTGTTTTACTGCGTTTAGTTCGTTTTTTCAGAGTGCGGCGCCGTCCGCCCATCTCGGGTTCTGGCTCAGGAGCCGGAGCCGGTTCCTGTGGCTTTCCCTTGAATTTGAGTTTCAGGCCGGTGCGCTCGATCTTTATGGGCGTCGTTCCCAGCATCTCACTCAAAAGTTTGCGCCTTTCCACGGATTTCGGGTTTAGCCTCGCGCTACTCGGGTCGGGAGCAAAGTCCTTGGGTTTTTTCGCAGGGGTTTTTTTGGGTCTTTCCAGACGGTTCATGATGCTTTTGTATCTGTCTAATAACTGCCGCATGAGCTTGGTGGTGTTTTGGGAACTGACGCAGTTCTTGAAGCCGGCCAATAATACTGCGTGGTAGTCCCGCCCCTCTCTGTGAATGTAGTTTAAGATAGGATCCACTATTTCGGCTTTTATGACGTCTGCGCGACCCGCTTCTACAATGATTCCGGGAGTGCACGACCTTTCCCGGTCGGTAATATCTTGGAGCATGGTTTCCACGTTGGCGCGGTTAAACATGAACTGGGGGCGCCCGTTTTCATCCACAAACGTTTGCAGAAAAGAGTTGCCCGACTTAATGCTGTTACAGCAACGGTGGGCCCACTTGTATTCTAGTTTCATGGCCTCGTCTACGTCGTAGCCGTCTTGCCAGAGCCGGAGGAAAAAGACTCCCTGGGCTACCGGCAGAACGTGGTCGCAAGTGGGTAGTCTTTGCTCGAGCTCTTCGTAAAACTCCTTGTCGCAGATATAACACTTTGCCTGCTCCTCGGACGTCCCGATAGTTTCGTTACACTGCTCGGACGCCTCGCCCTGATCCCAGAACCCCCGAGCCCTGACATCAAAAATCCGCGAAAAAATGGCTTGAAACATAATGCTCGCAAACACGCGCGAAGTAGGATCCACCTGTTTTACGTGCTCCGGTAATTCCTCATAAGTCGTGGCTTCTAAAATATCCCGAATGATCTGCGAAGGGTTCTTTACTTTTTTTATTAACTTCATTGCGTTTTTGGAAAGCGGTACCATCTTTGCTCCACCCGACTGCCCTTCCATCGGAGGAAAAAGCCCAATTTCTATAAGTTCCCGAATGTTCTTTTCAACTATTGCCTTATCCACCTTGAAAAAATACTCTTCTACAAGCATTTGTACCTCGGGATTTTTCATGTCGGAAACCAGACCAAAAAATAGGTCTATATCTTCTACCGTTTCCAAAACTGGTTCAGGTTCCGGCTCCGATACCGGTTCAGGTTCCGGCTCCGATACCGGTTCAGGTTCCGGCTTTACCTCTTGCCTCTTATAGGTTTCAATTGCCTTTTTAAGGGCTTTTATGTCGGCACCCAAGTCATATTTTTTAGCAGATACCCTGCCTCCCACTAACATTATTAGTTCTCAATACTCTTTTTAGTCATCGCGAACTGTGCGACTGAATGCGAACTCGTCCGAAACAAGCTTCTTGCTCTGCTCCTTCACGATAAAGTCCATACATGATTCGGCGCCCGGGAACTCGTGGTTGTCAAAGTAAGAAACCAGGAGCTCAGCCAGATCTTTCTTGGAAAGGCTCCAAGGCTTCTTCCAACCAGGACGCTGAATCTTGATTGACGAATTGTCGTCGTTGATGCGTAGTTCAGAAACCTCGTTGAACTGGGGTTGCTTCACAATCTCGCCAAGCTCAATTTCTAGAGAGCGGCGCTCCTGACGCAGGTCATAAACCTGGTTATTCAGGTTGTGCAGCTTGTTGTCCACATCGCGATAAGTGCGAATACAGAGCTTGAGATTGTCCATCTTTTTATGTGAAACTCTGCGCAAATAACAAATTCCGTTTTCTAGATAAGGATGGATTCTCGGGAGATTGAGAATTTGAGAAAGGTTTATAACCGAGAACACCCTAGTGAATCCCCCGTTCCGAAAGACGACGCAAGGAAGGTATGGAAGTCAATTCAAAAACGCTTGGCCAAAAAGTGTCCTGGCGGTATTCCCCAGTGCGTTTTGAACTCCATGATCGTAAAACCGGGCGCTCCCTCTTCGTGGGAGGCTGACCCCACTGAATGGCTTTCATCTGCCGACATAGACAGGCTGGAGAATCAGTACGCCAAGGTTTTTTCCGAATACAAGTATTTGGGATGTATCCCCATGGACTTTGACAAGCAGTCTTCCCTGGGAACTTGCTTGGTTGATTCGCTCTGTTCTTTAGACATCGGCGATATTCACAAAGAGGGATACAAGAGCATAGGCATAGTATTCAATACCGATGTGAGCACGGGTCCGGGCCAGCACTGGATCGCCGTGTTTTGCGACATCTCGCCCGACCTAGAGTATCCCCGCATGACTTACTTTGATTCCTATGCCCACGCCCCTGAGCCTGAAATCAAGCGACTTATGGTCCGGTGGAAGCAACAGTGGGACGCCTTGAAAATCCACAAGAAGGGGATGGCCCTGTCTTACAACAAGACCCGGCACCAATACCAGGACTCGGAGTGCGGAATGTATTGCCTCTATTTCCACTACTGCTGCCTGATGGGCCTGCCGATGGGCAAGCGTGTTCCGGACGAGTTTGTGAGGTGGATGCGTGGTTCGTTATTTCGTGTTGGTAAGAAATAATGGAGTCTGTGGTTCCTCCGTGGGCCCAATACGGCTTAATACTTGTCTTTGTTGTTTCCCTAGCTTACGCCCTGTGGGGAGCTACTCGCCCCTCCCGCGAAAAAGCCTTGGCCAAAGCCGAGCCCATCTTTAAAACCTATCCCAAGGTGACCCGTCTTGCTCCGCTCGGTTGCCCCCAGCCTTCCACCTACAGGCTATGCGACTATTATGCGGCCTCATCTTCTTATTCCGTATTTCCCGGCTCCGAAATTTATGACTACATTTCCGACTCTATCCTGCCCTTAGTCATTAAAGCCGGACCCCGTATGGTAGAACTAGATATTTACGCCGACGAGGACAAGAAGCCCGTAGTAGGCCTCAAGAACCAAAAGCTAGGAACCGACTACGCTTTCAATACCGTGCCATTCCAAGCCTGCTGTATCTCCATCGCCAACAACGCCTTTAATAGCATAGTGAGCCCTGTTTCTAGTGACCCTTTCATCCTGAGCCTGGTCTTCCACACCAACATTTCCACGACTATCAACGCATGCGCCGAAATTCTGAAAACCACGTGTCGGCCTTACCTCTTTGACTACAACTTTGGATACCAGCGCCGCAACCTTGCGATCGAGCCCGTATGTAACCTCCAAAACAAGATCATTATTGTGTCAGGAAAGGAAGTCCAGGGCACGATGATGGAAGAGATGGTTAACCTGTCTTGGGCCACAGCCAACCTGCGTCGCCTCACCTATACCCAGGCATCGCAAACGTATGACAGCGAAGAGCTCATTGAATTCAATCGCGACAATGTCACCATGGTAGTCCCCGATACCGGCACGGACTTGGTGAACTATAATCCGGAAATATTGTTCGCGTATGGGTGCCAGTGGAACATGATGTCCTATGGATCGCCAGACACAATGATGGAATTGTATATAGGTCACTTTCAAGAGAACAGCTTTGTAATCAAGCCCGAAGCTCTGCGCGCCAAAAAGCCCCCGCAACTGAAAACTCCGACCATGCCCGACCCCGTCGTCTCCTTCCAACCCATGCAGCAAATCAGTCCCATCTACAACATCACCGTTTGAGCATAAAATCTCGCCGGAAAGTAAATGGCGAACCCCTGGCTCACGCACGTAAAGTCCACGATGGCGAGCATGAAGAAGGACGGCACCTACCACAAGGGTGACGGGCTCAAGAAGGTGATTATGGAGGCGAAGAAGACGTATGGCGGCAAGAAGACCCAGCGTCGCAAGACTCGCCATCGCAAGACTCGGCGTCGTCAGCATTAAAAAAATTGAGTATAGTTAACATATAAAGGAAATGGGCGGTGGTCTGTTACAACTTGTCGCATATGGAGCCCAGGACGCGTACATCTCCGGCAATCCCCAGATTACCTTCTTCAAGGGGCTTTACAAGCGCCACACGAACTTCGCGATGGAGCCTTTCCGCGTCAACTTCGCTGGCCAGGCCGCGTGGGGAACCAAGCAGTCGGCCGTCATGGGCCGCCATGCCGACCTGATGTTTTCCACCTACCTCGAGGTCGTGCTTGCTGCCGGAACCTACAATAATAGTTCGTTTCGCCTTGGCTATAACCTACTCAAGTACGCCGAGCTAGAAATTGGCGGGCAGCAGATCGACCGCCTCTATGGCGAGTTCCTCTTCCTGTGGGACTCTCTGACGCTCAGCTCGGCTAAGAAGGAGAACGCATATTACATGGTTGGTGGAGGGGTGGGAGAAGGTCCCCAAACAATGGGAGGTCTCAACGCGTGCTACGCTAACGGACACGATGGTCTGCCCACCACTATTCTTTACATCCCCCTCTACTTTTACTACACGCGCAACCCCGGCGCGGCTCTGCCTCTTATCGCACTTCAGTACCACG